CCACCCTACAACCTTAGAGCTATCACAGTTAGCATTCGCAATGATGATGAATGACGAGGCAATGTCCAGATTGTTTCCGACAGGATCGGTTGTTATTTTTGAGCCATGCATTACCGCAAAAAGTGGTGATTATGTTTTGGCGGTGCATGCGGAAAAGCCTGCAATTTTTCGACAGTTTCTTACGGGAATGGATTCGGCACTTCTTTCCCCTCTCGACTCCCGTTATCCCTCCGACAAATGGAACGATAAAGATACATTCCTTATTCCAGCAGTAGCGGTAGAAACATACCTTCCCGCAAGGGAGAGGCTGTGGGATCGAGATGGCTACGAAAGCCTATCCCAACAACAAAGCGAATAGATAAAGGCAAACATAATTGTTAAAGAACGACTGCTAAGGCCATTAAAGCGCCAGTTGTCGCTCTTTTATAGGTTCACGGACGAAGAAATTACCATTAAGGTAATCTCAATAGATAGTGAGAGATCAGATAGCACAAAATGACAAAGTCCACCTGATGGTGTGCTTGATTCTTATGGGTTAACGCCATAGGCAGCCCTGAAATCATCTTCCATTTTTTCACAGGCGCCTGCGATGAATCGCTTTTCTGCGTCAGAATTTGATTTCTTCTTGTAAGTAGACCAGCAGTAGTCAATTCCATCCCTTTTGCTTGCTTTTTCTTTGGCTTCTGGCGAGTTATCGCATCCCAGCAGTGTCAAAATGCCAAGTGCTACCATCAGAACTTTTTTCACATCCCTATCCCCACGATTAACATTTGCACACAGATTAGCAGGGATGCGCGTAGGCGGCAAAATCACCTGATCGTTTATCAGGATGTTCGGCGGTTCGTTAGTAGGCTAAGCTGGACCACTATGTTCTTAGTTGGATACTGCAAGTTAAAGTTCAGCTAAGTAGTCATTAGCTTAAGCTAGCGAACGCTAGATTAAATATTCAGTTTTACAGGATGACAATGTTATGACAGAGAATGCAAATTTAATAAAAAAATCGAACAATTGTGTTGATGAATATTGCGATTCTTTCGGATACTCATCGTTTGGGGATGACAAGTCAGGTTTTACATCCTCGTTCTCGTTTTTCAAGTATGTGACTGAATGGCCAGCAGATGGAAGCAATGCTACCGTCCCGGTAAAGTACAACATTGCAACAATCCGCATGACTGAGGCCATGGCTCTCGAACTTGCCACATTCATTTTCCAGCAGCATGAAGACAGAAATAAGAAATAGCGGAGAATGGATATGCAGGATGGCATTCCCCAAAACCAGCAATTTGTTGCTGATCAAAAGCATAAAATTTCGTCCTCATCTGATAGCCCTCCAGCCGGAAAGTCTATAATTAATAGTCTTCCACAATATTCTATTGCCGGAAGCACATATGTTTTATCCGGAGCATCCAATAGTTCATCTCCCCCAGGAGGAGGAAGCGGCAACATGGAATCCAAACTATCAAGACTAGAAAGCGAAGTCGGTCACATAAATGGAGCAATGAAAGAACTTGGAAACGATGTTAAAGAACTTCGTAGAGACTCAAGAACAGATTTCAGGCTTCTATTTGGCTCCTTAATCGCTGTAGCTTTAGGTCTCGCAGGCCTTATGGCTAAAGGATTTCACTGGATTTAATAAGCAATTACTTTTAGCGGAAGGCCCACCTGAGTGGGCTCACTAGCTCCCATCATCACGCAGCCGCATACAGCATTTTCATCTGCTCTTTTACCGGAAATGCAGCCATACAACGTGCCTCAAAGCCTCGATAATCTGAACAACCATTAGCTATGCTGGTTGCGGCAATGATCTGTCGCTCTACGAGAGTCAATGCATCAGATTTTAAATGCTGATGAATCTTATCGCCAGTTGCCAGCCGACTTTTGAATTCTGCATAGACTTCTGTCGGCAGAACCGAACCATAAACCCATTTGGCGCTAATCATTATGGCGAACTTTGTCATGGTGAGGTCTCGGCCCCCTCCCGGCTTATGCCGAAATGATTCCTAGCCGCCATGATGTAGTCGGATGCTCGGTATTTATTAGGATTCGTAACGCTGTAGCTTGTTAAGCTTCGCTTTGCAGACGATGCCAAGGCTCATTTTTTATTACCGCTCTTTTCCTGCTGTACCGCCCAGACATCTCGCCAGGCATCGTCCAGCGCCATTATCGCCGCGTCGAACTCTGTACGGTCAATCAAGATGGAACGCGACGCCAGATATCGCTCAATGTCGCCCAGAGAAAGCGGCAACGGCACGCCAGCCATGCCGACGTATTGCCGCGATCGGGATATGATGGCGTAGGCGTTAAGAATTTCAGCTGTCACTCCGTCGATCTCAGGTTCGGGGATGGCAGGTAAGCCAAGCTTTTCACGTTTCCACTTAGCCTTATCTCCCCTTTCCCCAGCAAACTCACTTAACCATTTCTGCGCCTCTAAGGCTTTCCCACGGTCTCCTGAGTCTGCTGCTCTTTACCCTGAGCAATGTTTGCGGCTTCAGCCATGATCTGCCAGTAAAGTGCCGGGTGCTGCTTCAGCATTAAAGCCCCAAGTTCCGGTGTATAGTCGATCGCAACCTCCACACCATCCACCAGCTCGCCCACACCTTCCCACCCTTTCAGCAGGTAACGGGCACAGTTATCGATTAGCAGATCATCAATTGAGTCGATGTCGCTGACGGCCGCGAGATCAAAATTCTTGGTACCGACTTGATAACCGGCGTCCATTTTGTCGATATGACGGCGAACGAGCGCGTTGCGTGATCGATATTGAGGATTCTCGCTACTGGCCACCAGCAGGCGGAGTTTAAACAACGACTCTTCCTCAGGGGTGTATTTCCTTTTGCTGTCCTCAGGCTTTTTGTATGGGAAAAACCAGCGCTCGCCGTTGAGGTCAATTTTCGGGGTGATGATCAGCATAAAAACTCCATGAAAAAGCCCGAACCGCGATACTCAGCGGAACGGGTCAGGAAAATTAAGGGGCCGTGACGGTAATTACTGAGGTTGCGGTAAAGGTCCGTGCTTTGCCGGTTATAGTCGCGGTACCGGCAGCATTACGCGTGACTTGTGCTGTTTTCTGGCCGGTTGAAACCACGCTGGCAATCGCTGGATCCGAAGAGGTCCATACAACGGTGTCACTAGAGTCCGCCGGAGTTAAAGTGGCGGTAAGGTTCACAGTGGAGGCAATAGCACCGGAGGACGTCGCCGGCGCTACGCTAATGGCCGTTGCCGGTACGGTAGGAACGCGGGTGATCGTCGGCGGCGTATTGGCTGCCGTGATATCGAGTTGAACCTGAACGATATCGGTATTGCCAGCGTCCGGCCAGTCGCCGGATATCTGAACCTCAGGAAAATCGAAGGTATATTTTCCTTCAGCATTTCCCAGGGTGAAGCTGAACGGCACCGTTTCGCCGGTGAAGGTTTTTTTATAGACCTCCCAGGCTGCTTTTGACCACGAAAGCGTGACCTGCCCGGAGGGCGTAAAAGTCGTTTGTATGTTGGCGCCGGCGAACGCCGAACCAGTGCCGACACAGCGCTGCACCTGCATGTTGTTGTTGAACTGGATATTGAAGGTATCGACGCAGAAGCCGGTACCGCCATCAACACCATTCAGCCTGATATTTGTGACCTCCTTGAATGAATATCGCAGCGCGCCGGCGGTATCCACTGGCGTGGTGAAATAGCTGGTGTCATCCCCTTTCGTTTCCCAGTCCAGACCGGCAAACGTGATGGTCGCGGTAATGTCCCCATCGCCCGGGATTTCCATCTGGAAAGTACCGACCTGGCAGCCGCGGGCAATCTGAGCGATCCCCACGTCGCCGGCATAGGTAGCCACTGAAAAAGTGATGCGCCCGTTGCCCATAGTCAGCACGTTGTTTATCCATTCAGCGCCGAAGCAACTGGCAAGAAAATCATCGTGCTGATTCCAGCGAAACCTCGTGCCAACATCGCCGCCGACATCTACCGTACCGCGGGACACGCCCTGCGCCATGCGGTCGCCGCCGATTTCGTCATTATCATTGGTGTTCTGCGTTGGCTTCACACCAAACGAGGTACGGCGTAGCAGACTCCATGAGCCCGCGGTAGGTGTGATGCCTGGGGTTATCTCGCGAATTACCGCGGATACTACTTTTGCACCTGAGCTCACAGGAGCCTCCTGTTTTTTGTGCGCTACAGAGCGCGATAAGGGATTTGAAGATTTAGCTGTGACCAGCCATCGGTTTCACCGGCGGGCACAGCTGAGACGGCGAAATAACTCAGCCTTCCGTCGTCCTGAAACTCGAAAAGCTCGGTTAATTTGTCTGCCGTCTGGGTAGTCATAAGCGTTCCGGAGCCTGCCGGGACGAAGAGCTGGATAATGAGTACACCGGTCCTGTGAACTACCGGCCCCGCCCCGATTTCGGTTGCACCTGCCTGCCCTGATATGTTGGTGAGACGGGCCCAGATGCTGCGACCGCTGGGGTCGAATACCGGGCCATTGGGGTAATCCACTGCATCAGAGGCAATAGCGGTTTGCGCCGCCATTCGGGAAATGACAGCGTTTCTGATTTCTGTGAGGGTCATTTGTAGGCCTGAATCACACCATTAAACGAAACGGCATAGACGCCAGTCGGCGCCTGTGTTGAGTGACCGTTCTCCAGAGGCACGGAGTACGGGAGGTTTGACTGGATATAAATCACCGAGTAGGCCGGCGCCTGGTCGATGATGTTTTTTCCGTTGAGAAACGTCATCGTTCCTCGCGGGTCAGGTTCGACCGGTACCGAATAATCAGGCGCGCCAATACTCACGAAATGTGACGCCCTGAAAGTACCGGCGCGGTATTCTGCCGGGCGTCGGATATCCATCCCATCATTAACCTGCACTTTCTTCCTGAGCCGCCCGGTTTTCGTCAGGTTGGCAGGATCGGCATATAGGGATTCGTTCCACTCGCCCACCGCTTTGTTGTACTGGACTGCGGTGGCATTAATGGCCCACAGCTCAGGGTTCCCTACCGGCGACCGTTGCACGATTTCATTCAGCAGTTGAATGGCGATAGTTCGCTGGCGAAGCTTGATATCCTCGGCCACCAGCCCGGCAAACGTCGCCGGGTCGATACTCCAGCCCTTAGCCATATCACGCCCTCCGCAGTTGAATGGAGTACGCAGCCCCGGCGGAATCGGCAGCGGCCGTTATAACTTCATAGCGCTGTAGCGCCTTGGTAATCGGGTCCGGTGCCATGATGAAATGCCCGACTGCCGGCTTATCGTTCACCTCGTTAACCAGGGCGGTTAATTTAAGGTCACCGTGAAGAATGTTAACGCCATCGATACGGCGGAGTTTGTACCGCGCCAGAACACCGCGCCCTGAATAGGCCACCACCGTTTCGCTACCGGTTTCCGTTACCGGATCCCATGCACCGTGAACGGTGTAACTGCCGGTGAACGCCTTAACCGCATCCTGCAGGTCGGTATCGAATGCTGCGGCGACTTCTCCCTGCAACTCATCACGTATACCCATCGCATTCACCACCGCTATGACGGAATTTAACGATCACAGAACCGCGAAGCCTACGGATATAGATTTCACCATTTCGTTTAGCCCGCAATGGATGAGGTGCAAACTCAACAACCCCCTTTACCAGGTTCGCGTAAACGACATAATTGATCGGGTTTCCATTCACAAACACATCGCGAGGGCCGAGCCCATCACCGGCATAATGCACATCAGGATTTTGCATATCACCCCCTTACCACCCGCACCTGAGACTGACTAACGCCATATGGCTTTAGCATTGCAAGCGCCAGCTGCAGATCAGAATCAAGCAATGCCGAGCTGTTGGTAGCGAGTTCTGCGAAGGTCTTCGAAACGCTGACATCGTCGGCATCCACTGTCTTACTCAGCAGCACGCCAGAATCGGTTTTCTGCTGATAAAGACCGCCATTTGAGGCCGCTAGCGCTGCGTAGGCTCCGGCCTGTTTCACATCGTCAGGAATGATGGTTTCGTGAGTTGCCTTATTGCATGGCAGTTTCAGATTGAGGCCATTCATCCAGGTATTAGCCATCAGCACAGATTTGGCTTTTTTGCTTTCATCCGTCCAGGTGGCGCCCAGAATCAGATTGACGCTTTCAACGGTGATGAATGTAATCATGCATCACTCCGTTTCTTTCCAGCCGTGCGCCTTCCAGTTTTCCACTTCGTCAGGATGAACGTCTGCGGTGGTAGGCGCGCCCGGGAATGCAAGGAAATCGGTAACCATCACCACCAGCTGCGGTGCCTGCGGTGCCTGCGGTGCCTGCGGTGCCTGCGGTGCCTGCGGTGCCTGCGGTGCAGGAGTATTGGTATCAACCTGCGCGGTTGCCAGTTTTCCTGCAGCGCGTTCTGCGCGCTGTTCTTTGGTTAATCCAGCCATAATTACCCCAGGAAAAAGAAAGGGGCCGAAGCCCCATAATTGTTAACCAAGCAGCAAAACAGAATGCTCAGTTTTCACCGCTGCAACGCCCCAGGACAGACCAACTTCGTAACGCACCTGGCGGTACTGACGGTAGAGCGCAACCTGATAAGTGATGCCGGATACCGGGTCGGTAACGTTCATTACGTCATCAGCAGTATCCCCGCCCTGCGGCATCGCCGGGGTACGAGCCGCCAGCAGGAACGCATTGCGGTCAAACGCCATATTTGCGGTGTAGGAACCACCAGCAGTAATAGCGACATTATCGGCCAGAGCCTGACGTAAGCCCGGAGCTGCCAGGGTGATGGTCGTGGCGGTCGCGGCAGCAACCAGGTATTTGTTGCTGTCGCCGGCAAACGTCACGATGTCACCGGCGCCAAAAGCACCAGTCCCGGTATCAATCGCAATCAGGATTTCGCCTTCAGCTTTTGCACCATTCACCAGATACCCGGCAGCCTGAGATGCAGCACGTTTCTTAACATGTGCAGATTCGTGGATGTTGAAACCTTCCAGACGCCCCACGATACCTTCACGCAGCAGCGCATCAGTGCCGGACTCGTTCACCTTGAACAGGACAGACTGTTTACCGCGGAGGTTAGCGATAGCCGATGAGCCGAGGACCATTTGCAGATCCGTAGTCGGGGAGCCGTTATCGGACAAGACCTGGCGCGCGTTTGCCGCATCAGACAAATCACCGGCGACCCCGAACGGAGCTGTACCGGCCGTACCGACAGCACGGGAGGAAGCGAAGTACAGAGCTGCAAGATCCGCGTCCATCTCATTTGCCAGCGCACGGAACGCCTGCTTGAACTGATCCGCAAGGATGGTGTTGTATGAACCCGCCGGCCCCAGCGCCAGCTGTTCCTCACCGTTCCATTTGACCGGAGCCATTTTGGATTTAGTGATTTTGACATCAACGGTGCCGATCGTCTGGTCGCCGTCATTCGGCGCCGTGGCTCCCGGCGTAATATCGACAGTAGTTGCCGCTGGCGCAACAGGAGCGGTTACTGTCTGGTCTTTCGCCGCCGCATCAGCTTTGGCATTGCGCGATACGGCCGGGATAAAACCGACCTGCTCGCGAGATACGGTATCCAGAGCCGTAAAGATAGTCGGGATCAACCCGGTAAGCGTGTTAGCCATGTGCGTGGTTTCCTTGGAGATTAAGATTTAGGGTTGTTGAGCTATCCAGCTCTGGCACCAGCCGCCATCCGCCGACTGGCAAAAGAATTAATCGACAACGGTAATACCGTCTTTGAGGGTCGATTGCTGCTCCACCGGGCTCAGACTGGAGAACGCATCGCGTTTCATCGTTTTCTGCCCGAGTGCATGTTGAGACTGGCGAGAGCCACCACCCTGATTCCCGCTGGACTTCAGGATGTGGTCTTTCTGCGGGTACTGCTCTACCAGGAATTCCAGCGCCTCATCAAAGGCCGCCAACTCACCCGGCTTAGAGCGGGAATAAATTTTGTTGCCTGTACCGTCGTAGGCAACGACTTTGCCATCCTCGACTTTGAACGATTGACCAAAGCGGGCTTGAAGCATGTCGGACGGAATTGCCACTTTATCTGCGATGAATTTCGAGCCAGAGAACCGACCGCCGATCATTTCCTGATAGAGCTGGCCTTCAAGGGTGGTCGCGCGCTGAGTGGCTTCATCGAGCTGAGTCTGGAACGATGCGGTGATATCCGCTTTCACCTGGTCAACAGCACCCGCTTCGATCAGCTTTTTCTGGTCGATTTTAGTCATCATGTCGAGCGCTTCGAGAGCCTTAGTTGGGTCACCGATTTTGGCAAATTTAGCCAGGTTGGCTTCGGCAGCCTCTTTGGCTTCACGATGAGATTTTGCCTCACCATTCAGGGCTGAAATTTTCCCCACCGCCTGGACGGCATCAAAACCGACCTCCTGGCCGTCGTCGTGGACGTAGACGGGCAGACCGCTCGCGTCAATTTCTGCATACTGCTTGCCGTTTACTTCTGCTGTCTTCAGTTTCATGTTGATACCTTTTCAGGGTCATCCGACCGTTGCACCGCTCACCATCCGGATTGCGGCAATAAAAAAGGCCGCCCGGAGGCAGCCTGTTTGAGGTTGTATGGAGAATTAAAGTCTGGCGTTACTGAATGCCTTTTCGTCATGTTCCCGTAGCTGGTCCAGCGTCAACCATTCGCCCCTGTCGTTGTAGAACTCATCAGGAGACATGCCGCCATCACGAATCAGCCTGGCGCGCGTCACGCCGACAATCTGGGACTGCCGCGTGAATGATTGTCGCGAGAACCAGCCCTGATAATCGGTATCCGCAGGCACCTGACCATCCATGCTGGCGCGGGAGCTATCTGATATTTGACCTACGGCAATACCGAGCTCGTCCGCCGATTTAAGGATGTACGTTTCGACGCTGCGACAGCAAAAGTGAATTTTCCCCGGCCCCTGCAGGTAGGGGATTTTGTGGCCGATGGGTTTACCATCCAGGGTGTATTTGAGGCGGTCACGAATCCGGCAATCTTTTGATGTCCGGTTATCCAAAGTGGATAGCCACTGCTTGCCCTTCAGAATGTCGTCGTTCGCCGTCGCAAAACTCTGGCGCGCAGTTGCCGCCAGATGCCCTACAGCTGTTTTAGCAATACTGCCGGCGTTTGACCGGCTCATTTGCAGCGCGCCGTCCTGGTAGCCGCGGTTAGCATGGCCGCGAACCTTACGCGCAATCTGTTCCGTTGTATCACCCAGCAGGAAGCCCTGCCTGACGGTATTGGTGATGCGTGTCATACGGTCGGCTTCAAGGCTGCTGGCCCACTCGCTCAGTAGCCGCCCCTGAAACGGTCGGGCCATTGCCGCGGCATAAACGGCGTCCGGGGAAATGCCCACCAGCGGATGAAGCGCCAGCACATCATCAGGGATCGCAAACTGGAAGAGACTTAACTGAAATCCTGCCTCATGATGCGCCAGCTCCTGCAGCTCACCGGCAAGGCTTTCGCTCATCGACTGAACCACATCACGATTTAGCGCCCTGACGCTGACCAGAAGAGATTCCAGCCTCGACACCGTGAAACTTTCCGCATCGAGGGTCTCCATCGCCACCAGCAGCCTGGCCGTCAGCTCTGCATCGCTGTCATTCAGGATTTTTATCATTCTGTTCGCGACGCCGGTGCTGTACTGACTCACCCAAATCGCGTGAGCCAGGCTTTCGTCATTGAGTTTTTCATTCGCCGTTGCCATCTCAACCACCTGGATTATTCAGGCCGCCGGCCAGCGTTACATGCTGGTTCCTCAGTTCGTCGATCACCTCTTCCGGTTTCGCGTCCGGGTCGATGAATTTCAGCGCCTGAAGCACGCGAACCGCATCAATCTGGCGAATATCTCCACCCTGCCGAAGTGACTGAACCGCCGTCGCGGCCGCAGAGTCGAATGTCTGTGCCGAAACATCCAGCTCGGTACGCACATCAACATTACCGCCCTCTTTTTCGTCCAGCCATTCCGCCATGATCTGCAGGATGTTATCGAGCGCGTCTTCCAGTGAGCTTGCCATCGTATAAAGAGGTGAATTCTCCTGCATGTGCTCTTCATGCGTCTGGTCATCAGATTTGGTTGAGGTGTTTTCTGCGCGCAGCAACTTTGCCCCGGCCTGACGCATCTGGTTTTCCAGGTCTTCCAGTGATGTTTTCCCGGCGCCGATGGCTGCGCCGGTATGCTCGACATATTCCAGGCCCTGCCGCTCGCGGTCTTCGAAACGAGTCGCGGTAGAAGAGCCGATCGTTAGCGTTTCGTTATCGGCCAGACCGTAAGCCACCAGCAGCGGCACACGCGCGACATGCAGGATGTTGTCTTGCTCGCTCTGGCTCTGCCAGTGCTTGATGTTCAGCAATGCCAGGTTCAGCAACGGCGGAGAGCCGCGCATAAATCCTGTTCGCTTCGTGTAGAGCGTCACCAGGGGAATATCATCACGGCTGGTTTCCCACTCCTCGTGAAGTTGCCACTGACTTTCGCCGTTATCCCCCTTGTTACGGCGGTAAATTTCGACTTTGCGGGGCATGATATGGCGAATTTGCTCCACCTTTGTCTGCCCGTAATCTTCGCCATCGACAACGATCACCTCTTTAATACGCAGGTCGGTCAGCACCACCTTCCCTTTGGCAACTTTCGACTTCCAGCCAATGACCTGCCGGGGGTTAAGCATCGTGGCGTATGGGCGGGAGCCTGCTGCTTTTTCGTCGGCCTTTGTTTTTACTGCCTCCGGGTCAACCTTCGGGAAATCCACCAGCGCATGCACCAGACCATACTGGAATCCGATACTGAAAAATTGCTGTGCCCAGACATCGATCCGGTTTCCTTCCATATCAATATCAGGCGCCAACTCCTGTATTGTTTCAGGCGTGTCTTCACTCAGAACCGTGGGCTCAGCAAATACCCGCCCAATATTCTGTTTAATGGCTTCTTCATAGGCAGGGAGCAAGGTTGCAACCGCTAATCGTTCTTTGTAGCTGTCAGGGTCTTCGTTAGGCCACTTAGGGAGATACGTCGTACCCTGGCGACGCATTTCGAGCGTGCCGCCCATCAACGCATCGTTGATATCCCACGCCTCTATCATGTCGTTGTAATCGAGATTGGGTGTTGAAATATCTGGCATGGTATTACATCCGCAGTTTAGTGACTTTGCCGGTTGGTTTGACGATCGGGAACTGTTTCACGATGAAGTAGCCGCCGGCATCGTTGGGGTGATCGTTATCGGCTTTTTTATCTGGCTCGCCGTTTTCACCCCATACCTGCTGCTCAAGCGATTCCGTATAGACCGGACACCGCTTCACATTTACTTTGTAGCGACGCTCGCCTTTGCCGTTACAGAACATGGCATTCATCGAATTGATACGGTCTTTTACCGGCGGGTTTGAATTGTTCACGATCACGTTGAAACCAGCCTGCTTAAGCTGGGCGATATCCGTAGTGCTGGCATGAGCTGATTTTCGGGAATCGCCAGAAGCGTCTGGGTAAATGTAGATTTCCCGCACCTTTCGATAGTCATGGCCGTCATACAGCCAGAACCGCTCTTTGATGATGCGAATGATGTCCGGGGTGTCGTAAGCCTTGATGATTTCCGTTACGGCACAGGGAAGCCCGAGGCGGAGAACGTGAACAATCCCGGCCATTTTCCCCACGTTGAAATCCATACCGATATAAAGCGGCTCACCCGGCTGCTCTTCTTCTTTGCAGTTATTCAGCTTGCGGTCGAACTGGTGGTAAATCGTCCCGCTGGTCAGGTTAGTAAACTGGCCGCGCAGGTACGCTTTAATCAACTCAGGCGGATAACTCGCCAGAAGAGAAGGAATATAGTCATCTGGCAGGTTTTTTTCGTTATCGAATGTTGAAGCCTGCACCAGGCCATACAGAGTTGCGAGTTCCGGGTCTTCGCGGATCGCTTTGACGAACTGTTGATAGACGAACTTAAATCCTTCAGGCGTCGTGGTGACATCTATCCCGTTCCGTAATCCGGCTATGTTATAGCGCATACGGGCAATGATTTTCCGCCAGGCTAACTCTGCCTTTTTGGCGGGCATCACGTCCAGTTCATCAATCAGCGCATTACCGATTTTAAAACCAACGATGGTGTGCGGCTTCTCCATTGAACGGCAGATTGTCGTTCCGCGATACTGACGCCCAGCGTAGAAATGAACCTCTTTATTACCTTCGTTGATTTTGACATTCAGGCCCCAGTCAAAGGCCACCTCTTCAACCGTGGGATAAAATATGTCGCGGATCTGGGGATACGTTGGTGCAAAATAGCCCTGGTTGATTTTAGGGTGCTCCCACATCCCCCTACATATGGAACTGCATCCCACCCAGGTTTTCCCGCTACCGAACCCACTGACAAATGCTCTGAATTTTCTCTGCATCGCGAGAAAGCGGGCCTGAGGGATGTTAAGCGTCGGTGCTATCGCCATCCTCTTCCCTCACTCTTGCATCCACGACGTTGATATTGATCGCTACCGGCGTTGGTTCGTCATCTTCAGGATCAGCTGCGAGCTCTTTCCGTAATTTTTCGACCTCCAGCTGTCGGCGCTCGATTTCAATCTGCTGCAGGCGCTGAGCAAATTCACTGTCAGCCAGGCCGAGGCGTTTAGCGACAGCCTCAAACATCCGTTCACGGCTGATTGAGGTTATTTCGATACCGGCCTTACCAACCTTTACGCCGGAATAGGACATAGCAGCAGCGCCTTCTAATTTATCGGTGCTCTGCATAACAACCCGACCAATTCCCTCGCCATTGCAGCGCGGGCACTCAGGGTTAGGATCACGCGTATGGTTGTAGCCGTAGCCGCCATCATCTCGCGGGGCTACTCTTTTCTTCACTTTGGCTTCCTCGCCAGCCTCATCAAACTCAACAGCATCACGCCATTGATACTGGTGGCCGAAACCCCAACAGTAACGACAACTCCCGCGGTGATACTTTGAAAGCTGATTGGCATCGAAGGTGGCAAGCTGCCACATCTGTTCAAGCACTTCATCCGCGCTGCCGAGCGTGCGCACAATGGACGCTTTCTGCTGCTGCGCAATGGCCTGCGCAACTGAAGTTTTCTGAAGCAGCTGATAACCAATTTGTTCAGCAGTCTTCTTACTGTACCCAGCACGAATGGCGGCCTGCGTGGCGTTGTTGTCCTTCAGGTATTCCGCGACAAATAGGCGCTGCTGAGCAGTAAGATCGTCATCGTCCACCAGCTCTTCTGCGCACTTTTCCTTTTGCGCCGTGCGCAATTTCTTCTGCGCAGGTTTTTGCACAGTTTGCCCAGAAGGCTTTTTGATATATCGACGGGCGGTAGCGTAGTTCAGTCCCTGCGCTTCACACCAATCCTTCGGTGATACGCCGGTTGCGGCATGATCGGACAGGAACCGTTGCTGAAGCTCGCCCCAGTCCGGTTTTGCCATGGTCTTTTCCTGTAGTTGAAGCCATTAAAAAAGCCAACAGCTATCTGATGGCCTTTGTAATGAGTTCCTTAACTGGATTACTCGGTGCCAGTATCAAACAGTGCCAGCGCTTCGGTCGCTTCCTGAATCGCCTTGATGGTCTTAGCTACCACTTCAGATTCGGTTACAACCCGGTTGTACTGTTGGATGAAAATCTGATACTTCAGCTGACTGTCCTGTACGAATGCAATCGCCTTAGCAGCGGCTGCTGTGTCGTAGTTCAGGACGGAAAGCAGATTAAGGCGAATTTGTTCTTCTGCGGTGATTTCTGCCATTTCTTACCTCTGTGCGATGTGGGGAGCATTACCGAAGTCACTATTCGTAGTACCTTCTGTAATGCCATTAAAAAAGCCACCCGGAGGTGGCCTTTGTGATGACATTAAATAGCCCTACAGGGCGCGTCTATCATAGATATTTTAGTCAAAAACACCGTTGATTACTGAAGTAACGATAGCCGTACTTAATGCGACTAATACCAAATCATCACCAACTGCTCGCCATTCATAACCAGGATAATATGGCAGGTCGTTGACCATCGATGCTGGAAGCGTTTTCTTTGCAATCCCCGGAGGTAACGGCTTGCCACGCACTAAGTTCTTAGCAATCCCCGGCGGCAAAGCCTGATAACCAACCAACCCATAGTTCACCGCCAAAGAACGTGCTCGAGAGAAGCTGATGTCTGAGTCTACATGGTCTGGCTTACCGTAATTTTTACGATTTCCATGTTCATCACCTGACTTACCGTTCCCCTGAGCTTTGTCCCCGTGGTCTCCGCTATTCCCGTGGTTGCCACTATTGCCATGATTGCCACCGCCGCCGCTGTTACCATGCCCACCTCCGCCATTACCATTACCTGGGTTTGCGTAAACAGGAGCAGCAAGCACAGCAAGTGAAATAACCGCCGCCAGTGCAGTTTTGAGAGTGCGACGTTTAGACATGATAATTGTTCCTTTAGGTTAACTTGACGCCTTAAACATAAGACAAAGCAATACCCTTAACAATCTCATGTTTTCTTATTTTTGGAATGGCTCCTGTATGGCCAATAAAAAAGCCGCATCAGCGACCTTGGTCTTTGTTTATTTATTCGAAACCTTACTGGCTCAGTCACGTATAGAACCAGCCCAATACACCAATAGCCATTGCAAGCACTATGAAAATAATTGAAGTTTTACGCATGAGCACGCCATAAAATGCCAATGACATCACGACACACAGAACTATCAGAACAGGCCACATGCTAAGTACAAGTAATAAGTAACCCTCGATATCGCTGTGAATAGTCATGTTTACCCCGAAAAAATCAGAAAATCTTGCCTTCCATAGTTCTTACACCTCATCACATGAAACCATGTAACTGCCCCTGATATAATTTGAACATTATCACAAGTACTCAGTGAGTGTCTGTGATAATGCCTCAGCAGTCGGCATCAGGACGGGCTACCGCTCGGCATGCCCACATACAGGCTTCCTGCATTTTGGTGCGGGCGATAGCCAGACAGCGGCCAGCCTCATGGGCTTCGTCCGAATGATTGCCCGTCATCGCCAGCTCATCAGCGACCCACGATTTTTGCTTCTCAAGTAGCGCGTTAAATTCACGCGTAGCCTGTTTCAGCTCATTCATGTCGCCAACTTCTTTCGGACCCAGCGTGCGATAGCCCTTTACAGTGCTGCCGTCCTGCGGTTTTGCGTAACTCATTTCGTAGCCTTTTCGGTTTGTTGCAGGCAATTGGCCTGCACGGATTTGGTGTGTGCCAATTTGCTTTTGCTGGCTTGTAGGTGGATATTGCTCGGATGAAACGCATGGAGATAACCAAATGAAACAGATACTTTTTGCATGGTTTGTTTTAACAAATACCTTC